GCTTGAGATTCATGCCTTCAGCTTTGGCACTTGCTCGACCCTTGGCATTGAGACCGCCAGCAGGGTTCTTGCCCTCTTTGCGTTGCCAAGCCGCTGTCATTTCTTTTCGTCTTTAGCTGTCTTGGCTGATTCTTTAAAGTCTTTAGCCGTAGGTGCGCCTGGTTCGCCTGGCTTTCTCATCTTTTCACCTGATCCTGCTTTGATCCGTTCCTGTTTGGCTAAAATATTTGCGTATAGTCCAGCTTTCATGTTTCACCTATCGTTTACGCATCATTTGATAATCTGAATTGCTCATAGCGCCTTGACCCATGCCTTGTTGCATCATGATTCGGCGGTCTAGTTCGCTCATTGCACCTTGGGGATTGTTTACAGTTGGCATTGGCACTGGGTTTCCACCTATGCCGCCTTGGGGAATTGGTCTGCCAAACATCTGTGCTGGCGGTTGCATAAACGGGCCTTGTCGCATCGCTTGACCATCCATTGGTACAGGCTGCATACCGTAATTTGGTTGTCCACCCATCACGCCTTGAGCCATTAGCATATCAGCGTCTGACATTGCTCCAGAACCTGCGCCTTGTAGCGCTTGCAGGAACTTTTGCGTTTGTTGTTCTTGAAGCATCTGAGCTAGTTTTTGTGCTTCAGGGTTTTGTGCAAAGTCATCCATAACCATTCCTATTTAAGAAAACGCAGTTTATAGAGCGTTGAGTCGATCAATGCTGCTATTTCGTCAATAATATTCTGTAATGGCGTGTCCGTTGGCAATTCTTTGCGGATTTCTTCAACAAAGTCGCACAGACTTTTGAGGTATTTCTGTGGCGTTTTTGCCAAATGAAACTCATCCGGATAGGTTTTTATCTTATCGTATTTGCCTTGGTACGCCTCTGTAAAGTTATCTACGAGGTCTGTGATACCTTCGTAATACTTTTGCAAGGCTTTGTGCTCTGCGTAGCTTTCAGTCTGAAAGTGCATAAAATGAGCATTGGTTGCGCTATGTAGTAGCGTTGCTACGAATACGGCAGGAAAGTCCATTTACGCCTCATTCTCAAAGGTGGCTAGGATTATTGTACATTGACCTCCTAATTTAATCACGCCTCTTGTGATAGTGATTTCGTCAAACTGGCAGTCATCGTCAAACACTCCTGCGTCTTGTAACGCATCTAAAAGTGCCTTGATACGGTTGTCAAGGTCAATGGCTCGTTTGTCCCGTGGGAATATTTTTATGATTGCCGCTAATCTTTGGTTGCCAAGTTTAGGGATATTGTTCTGAGTGACGTATTCCTGCACCGCTTGTTTGTACTCCCTGCCGCCTTTTGACAAGACTGTGCGCCCCCTAAAGTTTCGCCAATAAGTGTTTACGCTCGGCGGCAGGGGTAGCTGCATGGTGATTAGCATTGAACCAATCCACGCTCAAATAGCTCGCCAATCGTCTTTCTATGCGCCAATTCCCACAACTCAACACGCATGACTCTGTTTAAGTCTTTGCCTTGGTCAATCTCGCTATGGCAGTTAAAACACAGCGACGCTATCCTGTAATCGCTTGCTTTCAGTCCTCTGCCTTTACCGTCTCGCAATTGGTTACTGTGCGCTGCAACAATTGTCCCGTCCTCAATACCGCATAGTTGGCATGGAAGTTCTCGACAAGCCACTAACAGTTTGGGGTTTCTGTACATTTTGATTCTGCCCATTCTTGTAATTGTAGCGCCATGAGCTGCATATCAATTGCACAATCCGCAGCTGCGTTATAGCTTTGTTTATGCAACAGTTTACGGTATTGCATAATTAAAGCCGTCAGTCTAATCATTGCTTCGCTGTAATCAATCATTTTGTCAACTTTTCTATTTGTCGATTGCTTGCTTGCTCTGTGCGAAACGCCTCAAAACGCATCTTTGCCGATTCAAGCCGCCATTTGAGCGTTTCAGCCGCTTCTGTGGCTTCGCCTATAGCTTTACATAGGTTTTGATATTCGTCGCTTGCGTAAGCTTCCCGCTCTTGTGCGCCAATAGCCAGTTCGCCTGATTTCTTCATCATAATTGACTTCAGACTAGATTTATACGCCTCAAGCTCTGCGACCTTACCTTTAGCTTGTCCGTATAACGGTGCTGTGGTGTAAATGTAGTCAATAGCATCGTGAGGATTAAAGTCAGCCACAATTGCGTTCCTTTAATTTTGCTTCTATTTGTTTGTAAAAATTCCATGCGTTGTAATCGTTTTTTTCGTTTACATCTTTAGTAATCAAAAGTGCTTTTTCATATTCTTTAAATATATTTTCTCTTATTTCATTAACTTCATTGTTTGTTAACCCGACCCACTGACGTTGTGCAACATACATCTGGGTATCATCATCGTCTTTGCTCATGTTCGCTCCTCAATGTTGTAAAACCAATCGTCCGCAGCAGACCATTTGCGTGTGCCGTCAACCGTCCAAATGTTTCGTGCCGCTTGAAAGTCAGGGAATTTCGTCTCAGCAGGAATTAGCGACTGGTCATACCAGAGACAACGATTATTAGGCTGTGTTGCAAACTGCCCATTGTCTAACCGTATCCAGTTAAACGATTTATGTTCTTCAGCTTGCTCTGTGAACCCGGTGTCAAGGTCTTGCCCGTCAGCGCAAAAATCTACCGTAAACAAATAAGTGCCAAAGTGCCATTCTTTGTCTTTACCTAAGAATTTAACCCCTAGGTTACGCAAGCCAATCTTTTCAATCACCGTAAACTTGTAGCCCATGCAGTCCCACAACTGAAGCGTGTCAATTGGCAATGATTCGGGCGTGTTTGTATGCCAGACATAAGCGTGTATTGGTAGCTTGTCGTAAAGCGCACCATAGGCGGGTAACAGGCTTTCAATGCGGAACACTTGCCCACGCAGCGCTTTCAAACTTACCCATATTGCAGGTTCAAACTCGCCGTGGCCTTTCTCAAAGTTATACAAAAATTCACGCCGCACAAAACACTTGATCGGCGGCAGTGACGCAACAATGTAGCTCATATCAAATCCATTTGTTTCGGCATAACCTTCCATTCCCGTTCAGCCCTGCCTGACTTGCTTTGCACGTTGCGACCAGTTAGCAGGATTTCATGATTGCGTTCTAACTCACTAAGCCGCCTGGCAACCTGATTGCCATCAAGTCCCGTAATCTGCGCTATGCCGTCTTTTCCTTGCGGGCCATACCTGCACAAAGCTGCAATGATTATCGTGGCGTGGTGAGCCGCTAAAGCCTTTGCACGGTCAGCTGCTGCCCAACTGGTTGACGGATCGGTGTTGCGAGCAACTTGGTTCATGTCAGTAACACCCATAAAAGTGGAATGTAACCAAAGATTATTGCCAACAACAAAAATCCACCAATCCAAGCAATGACTGGGATTTGTTCGTCAGCAGCCGTGTAGCGTGTTTTGTATCGCATCGTGCGATCTGTGCGACCCGTCCAATTTGGCTCACCTAAATTGGTCATAAAAGGCCAGTTGTTCTTATTCATCATAATCATCCTCATTGCAGGTTACGGTTTCAACATGGTTAGCGTCAATATAGTGTGTGTACATTGGCACAGCGCACATTAGTACGTCATTACGGTCAATCTTAATGTACGCCTCGCCTGTACTGTCTATTTTTACGCTGTCGGCAAACTGGTCAGCAAGCTCTGCAATCATTTTGTCTGACAGCTCGTAGCTGAGATCACGAAGCAACTGGCGCTTGCCTTCGTCGGTTAATTGGATGTATGCGTATTTCATTTATGTACCTGTATGTAATGGGGGCTTGCGCCCCGTTGGATTATTTGTTCTTAACGCACTCGTGACAATCACAGACAATTACATCTGTCTTAGCTGACTCTCGTAATTCTTGCATTGTGTCGTAACCACGCACATGAACAAGATCATCTTCAAACCGCCAGCCATAAGGCAATGTCAAAATATAGTCATCGCTGAAAGTGCCTTGCTCATGGTCTACATCACGTTTTACATTTAGTTTGTATTTCATTTATGCACCTGTATTTAGTTATATGGCGTTGTTGCCATAACTACATATTAAGCTAACTTAACAAGTTGTGCAAGTCTTTTTACTAGGTGTTTTCCCTAATATTTGTAATTATTTTTAATTTATTTGGATTTTTACAACAGGTGCGGGTACTCGCTGAACAAGGAGTGTGTTGGGACACGGCTTTCCCCGCAATTGATTATAGGTTGTTTTTACGCTTATAGAACGCTAATAAATATTGAAAACAATCCCATGCAGAGGTTAAATCTTCCTCCGAGTGTTCAATCAGCTTTACATCACCGTCCGCAGTAAAAAACACGTTAGCGCATCGGGCTGTGGGTTTGCCAAGACCGACGCGGTAGGCAGCTAACTGCATGATTTGTTCGTGATACGGCACAACTTTGTCGAGCTTATCTTTGCTCTTAAAGTCAATCACAATGTTTTCAGCAATCAAATCCACCTTGCCGCCAAACCCTTCGTATGCAAACGAGCGTTCTGCCTCCCAAGTCTGGTCATGCCCAAAGTGAATTTTGATTGACGCATCCACTTGGTCAACATAAAACGGATAATCATCATGTTCGCCACGGTAAAAACGCTCTAATACGCCGTGCATTTGTGTGCCACGATCCATAGCGTCACGACCCGTACTCTTGCTGTCGGACATAACCCGTTCTAGCCAGTTTTCCTCTGTTTCGCCAGCAATGCGTGGCAACGTCAGCGCCGCTAGTAGCACCTGTTGTTGTAACCAGGTGTTAAGCCCAGGCTTGGCAACCAAACCAAGCACTGTGGTAACAGACGGTACAAGGTTGCGTTCCCTAGCGTCCCGAACCGTTGTATTGCGTTCTTTGCCGTTTTTACCAATGACACGGTACGCTGGTGAACCGTCAGCTGCATACCAATGACCACTTTCAGAATCCGCTGATTTAATAATCATGCTTCCCTCGCTTTTAAAAGAGCATCGGCAACTTTATAAGACCATGCGGCAACTTCATCGAGGGTCATTGACGCTTTACTATAGCCCATGTAACCCTGCATAGCTGCTGACGCAAAGTAATCACGCAATGACATTCCATGCGCCATATTGTCAGTTTCAATCCATGTTGGAAAAGCTGGTTGGCTAATTTTCATTTTTGCACCTTTGCTAGTTGTTTAAGCATCTCAATGGCATCCTGCAAGTCTTGCATGGCTTTCGGATCAAGAACCATGCCTGCGTACCATTGTTGCAGCCGCCAAGATATTAAGATTGCTTCCTCAGTTTGAGTCATCAGAACGGCACATCATTGTCAAGGTCAACAATATTGCCCTCTTTAATGGCTCGATAAGCGTCGGGTTTTGGTATAGCGACTGGTGCATCTTCAGCCGTCCGACCGCCGAGCATCTGCATTTGGTCAGCGACCACCTCAGTTGTATATTGATCTACGCCGTCTTTGTTAACCCACTTGCGAGTGGTCATACGACCCGCTATAAAGACCTGTGAGCCTTTTTTTAGGTAATCGGCACATATCCCTGCCAATTTGCCAAACGCCGTAACACGCACCCATTCTGTCGTTTCTTTGTCTTTAGACTTGTACCCGACAGCAATTGAGAAATTGCAAATTGCATTAGAGTCAGCGGAGTATCGGGTTTCAGGGTCTTTGCCCAAACGCCCAATAAACTCGCAGCGGTTTAGATCGTTGGCCATTATTTATCCTCAGATGTTAAAAAATTTATTACAGGCGATTCTTTTCTAAGTGCGTAATATTCAATTTGAACTTTTGCGCTTGAAATCATTTTCCCAGCCAAATTTGCCAATTCTGCTGCTTCACTTGTAGAAATTGATTTGTTTTGTAATTGTTCAAATATTCCTGATAAATTTTTTCTGAGTTCATTAACATTTTTCATTTTGTACCTTTATATATTTTTGTATTTGCAATTGAATTTTTTTTGCAACAACAAGTTCTTTGGGTATGTCAGAAGATTTTAAAGTTGAATCGTTTGTTAACAACCCAAGCACATAAGCATATGGGATGCCTTGTCTATATTTTTTTTGATAATTAACGCCATTTGCTTTATTGTTTAAAACCCAATTTTTGTACGCATCTGCACGTTGTTTTTTATTTTTTTTATAATATAACTTTTTCTTAATAGATTCACATTGTTTACAGCGATAAGCTAAATTATCTTTGTTAGTCATATCTTTATTAAACAAAATAAGTAATTTTGTTTCTTTACAAACATTGCATTGCTTTGTTTTTATAAGCATTACTGGTTCTCCCAATTTGCTTTAAATGTGTCGTATGCGGCTTTTAACGGGATTTGTTGTTCTTTTAAGCACACAGTCCACGCTTCCCTAAATATGTCCTTCAGGGACTCGTAGCTAACCGCTGATGCCATCAATGCTTTGATGTGATCCAGTTCGATACCTTTAGGTTTCTCAACTGGCTTCGGCGGTGCTTTGACAGCAGCTTCACCGTCATCGTCAGCCGAGGCCACGCACATGGCGGTTTGAATTGAGTACCTTTTTGCGTAACTCAACGCCGAACCGAAACCCTGACTGTCGTGTTTGCTCGCAGGCACAAACAGTTTGCCAAAAGACATTTCTTGACCTGATTCATGAATAATCACGGTTTCCACACAAACGCCACCTTCAGCATCGTGTGTCTTTTGTACAACAGCTAATCCGTTAGCAGACAGGTGTGGCCTGACAGCATCAATGACTGATGCCAGGCTCGAATATGCAGATTTAAAGTGTGGGTTTTTAGAGTCTTTGGCTGCGTGGGACATTGCTGCTTGAGCCGTGACAAGTGCTTTTGCTAGTTCTTTCATTTATGTACCTTTTATCGTTAATGGCGGGTGTGCCATGACTAATATTAAGGTATCTAAATAGATAAGTCAACACATACAAACCTTTATATGTTAAGATTGCTACATGAATACAACAGAAATCATTGCAACGCTAGGCGGTACGTTTGCCGTAGCCAAGCTATGTCGTGTCAGCCCACCAGCTGTCAGTCAATGGCGCAACAACGGGTTGCCTGGCGATAAGCTGGTCTTATTGGCTGCCGAGCTTGAAAAGAAATCCGATGGTAAGTGGTCAAGAAAAGAAAT